TCGGCCGCGTAATCTCCCAAGCGGTTCAAGAGGAGCTAATCAAACAGCGTCGCCCCGGCGGCCTCCTATCGGCGTAAGCCCCGCAACAGCTAATGCAAGTCTTTCCCTACCTACCTAGCTTCCCGCTTAGTGAAAGCAGCCAGCCTCGCGCCAGCCGCACTGCGTTCCCTAGCTACGAGCAGCGCTCCACCTTCGGCATAAACCCGCTGCAAGACACGTGGGACCTAAGCTTCAGTGCCCGCACCGCTGCTGATCGCAACAACATCTCCGCCTTCCTAGAGGCGCGTGGAGGCAGCGAGCCATTTGAATGGACTACACCCTTCAGCGAAACTGGCTGCTTCGTCTGCACTTCATGGGAAACCAGCCTCGACTCCTGCTTCCTAAATACCATCACAGCGAAGTTTGAGCTGCAGTACGTTCCCAGCGGCCCCAATCTGACGCTTCCTGCAGTCCCCTCAGCCGCCTTTAGTTACATCCCCGACTACGCCGCAGCCAAGTCCTACGAAACGCAGTCCCGCACCACGCAATTTGGTGACGGTTACAGGCAGCGCATGGCCTTTGGTCTGCGCCCCCAGAAAGAGGAGTGGCGCCTCGCCTTCAACAATCGCACAAACACTGAGCGCGACCTAATCCGGAACTACCTCCGCGGCGCCAAGGCCGTAACCGCTTTTGCCTGGACCGACCCTATAAGCGCCGAGTCCATCAGGGTCGTGTGCGCCGAGTGGAGCACGCAGTACAGTAACTTCAACAACAGCGCCATCCAAGCGACCTTCCGCCGCGTGTACGAGCCGTGACCGTACCAGTTAGTGCATTACAGGCGGTCGCACCTGGCGCAATTATCGAGCTGTTTGAGCTGGAGTTAAATGCAGCGCAACACGGCGTAAACGAAACATACCGCTTCCACGCTGGCGTCAACGCAACAGGTAACAATGGCGACATCATTTGGGCCGGCAATCCATATATGCGCTTCCCCCTTGAAGCAGAAGGGTTTGAGTACAACGGGCAAGGACAACTACCACGTCCTAAGTTGCGTATTAGCAACATCTTTGGCAACATCACAGCACTAATCCTGACTCTACCAAGCGGCCTAGAAGGTGCCAAGGTAACGCGCATCCGCACCTTAGGTCGCTACCTAGACGGCGCAAACTTTCCAGCCAGTGGCGACATCCTGCTAACAGAAGATAGCTTTGCATTGCTGCTGGAAGATAGCAGCTCTATATTGCTAGACCCAACCAACCCAACTGAAGACCCTACAGCAGAGTTCCCCCGCGAGATCTACTATGTTGACCGCAAGGTAGTTGAAACCCGAGACGTTATCGAGTTTGAACTAGCAGCAGTATTTGATCTAATCGGTGTTCGTGCACCAAAGCGTCAGTGCGTCAGCAACGTCTGTCAGTGGAAATACCGTGGCCCCGAATGCGGATATGTCGGCAACGCATACTTCAACACCAATAATCAGCCCGTAACAACACTGGCCCAAGATGCTTGCGGCAAGCAGCTAAGCAGTTGTGAGCTGCGCTTTGAGCAGCAGTACCGCACTGGCTCAGTAACAGCTGGCAGCAACATCCTCACGCTTACACAGGCCAGTTCATTTAGCGCTGGCGATCCAGTCACAGGCTTCGGCCTGCCCACTGGTACGACTGTCTCAAGCGTGAGCGGGGCCCTAGTTACGTTAAGTCAAAACGCTTTTGCCAGCACGGGCTTGGTGACAACTGGCACCATTCAAGGCAATTACACGCAGATTGTCGTTTCCAGTGCCGCTGGCATCACCCCCGGCATGGCTGTAGTGGGAAACTACCTGCCCGCCAATTGCCAAGTAGTCGCGGTTTCCGGCACCACGGTTACACTCAGCTCAACCGTAGACCTTACTCAATTCTTCAGCGTAGTTGGCTCTGCAAGCGGAACTGCATACGAGGCCTCAGTATATTTTGCTCAAGGCACGGCACTTACAGTTGGATGGTTTATAGCTAGTAGTTTGCTGCCTCTTAATCGCTATGCACAAATAGCAAATGTGCGCAGTGTTACTCGAAAAGGTGTATCAGGAAGAAATACATTTGTTACTAGGAATACCGTTGCCGACCTAACGCAAAACACTGGCATCAATAATCAAACCGCCACTTGGACTTTCTACGTGTTTGCCGGCATACCATCAGCCACCTACACATTCTTCGCAACTGATCAGTCCTACACATTCAGGGCCAACGCAAACATACCGTTCGGCTCATTTCCCGGTGTGGGACAGTACACGGTGTAATCATGACCTGGCAAGCCACAGCCTTAGAACACGCGCAAGCTGAAGACCCCCGCGAGGCGTGCGGCTTGCTCATCGTGCATAAGGGGCGGCACAAGTATTGGCCGTGCCAAAACCTTGCGGCTAGCCCTGATCAATTCTTCCTACTAGATCCTGCCGACTGGGCCGCCGCCGAGGACGCCGGTGAGGTTGTCGCCGTTGTGCATAGCCACCCCGTCACGCCGCCAACGCCTTCACCAGCAGACCTAGCGGCATGTGAAACCAGCGGCCTCCCCTGGTACGTCGTCAACCCCAAAACCGGGCAGTGGGGTGAATGCCAGCCATCGGGGTACAAGGCGCCGCTAATTGGCCGCGAATGGGTGTGGGGTGTCCACGACTGCTGGACCCTCACCCGCGACTGGTACGCCGAGCAGGGCATCACGCTCCGCGACTGGGAACGCTGCAACAACCCTGCTGACTTCCAAGCGTCGCCCTACTTCGACAAGTGCTGGCGCGACACCGGCTTCCGCGAACTGGAGGAGGACGAAGAACTGCAACACGGCGATGCGCTGCTGTTAGCCATCAACAGCACGGGCCTCAACCACTGCGCCGTCTACCTCGGCCATCAAGAAGTGCTTCACCACATCCAACATCGCTTAAGCGGACGTGACTTCTATTCCGGCTGGCTCCTAAAGTGTACGGGTAGGAGGTTGCGTCATGCTGCGTAAGATCAAGCTATACGGCAAGCTGGCCAAGTTTGTCGGCCACCGCATCCTCGAAGCCGACGTAGCAACCGCCGCTGAGGCCGTGCGATTCCTGGTTGCGAACTGGCCCGAGCTGGAACGCCACATGGCTGACCAGCACTACCGCGTAAGTGTGGGCACCTACGACCTCGACCTAGAAGAGCTGCACGACCCTGCCGGCCAACAAGAAATCAAGATCGTGCCCGTTATGGCTGGCGCTGGTGCAACAGCGAGAATTATTGCGGGTATCGCACTTGTGGCGTTTTCGCTGTTGCTGCCTGGTGTCGGCGCTGCAATTGGCGGCGCTCTTATGACAAAGATTGGACTTATCGGCGGTGCGCTAATCCTCGGTGGCGTCGCCCAGCTACTTACGCCGACGCCAAAAGTCCCCACCGGGCCTGACACGCAAAACGACCCACGCAAGAGCTACAGCTTCAGCGGCATTCAAAACACCAGCCGTCAAGGCGTACCGGTGCCGATCGTCTACGGTGAAACCATCGTCGGCAGCGTGGTCATCTCCGCTGGTATCGACACCGTGCAGGTGCAGGCATGAGCAACAGCGAGCGCAATGCGGTGACCCCCCTGATCGCGGGCGCAGGCGGGATGGGCGGTGGCGGCAAGGGTGGCGGGGGCGGCGCTGCTCGCACCCCGACTACTGCAACCGATACCCTCAACTCAACTCAGTACGCCCAGGTTATCGACCTAATCAGCGAAGGCGAGATCGCTGGATTAAAAGATGGCTTCAAAAGCATCTTCCTTGATAACACCCCGCTGCAAAACCCAGACGGCACCTTCAACTTTCAAAACGTCACGATCTACACGCGTAACGGCACCCAGAATCAAGATGCCATTCCTTTCGCTGGTGTAATCGAAGATGAACGTCCGGTCAGCGTAACGGTCCGCAACGATGGCCCTGTCACCCGCACCATCACCGACTCACAAACCGAAGCAGTCCGCGTCACCATCACAGTGCCGCGCCTGGAGCGCATCACCGACCAAGGCGACACCGTAGGAGAAGCCGTACGGCTGCAGATCGCCATTCAATACAACGGTGGCGGCTTTACTACCGTCATCGACGACACCATCGCAGGTCGATCAGGCGACCTGTACCAGCGTGATTACCTAGTTGGCCTCGCTGGCGCGTTTCCGGTAGATGTCCGCGTTACGCGCATCACGCCTGACAGCAACGACCTACGACTGGCAAATGAGTTTTCTTGGTCCAGCTACACAGAAATCATCTACGCCAAGATCGCATATCCCAATAGTGCATTGGTTGGCATCCGCATTGATGCCGAGCAGTTCAACAGTATTCCCAGCCGCAGCTATCGGGTCCGGGGCGTCAAGGTGGCCGTACCCAGCAATGCAACCGTCGATCAAACCACGGGCGCGTTGATTTACAGCGGCGTGTGGAATGGTACGTTCGGCGCTGCGCAATGGACCAGCGACCCAGCTTGGATTCTGTGGGACCTGCTGACCAGCACTAGATACGGATTTGGGGAGCACATCACCGCCGCAAGCCTAGACAAGTTTGCATTTTTCGCTGCATCACAATACTGCTCGGCCCTAGACACTTACTTATTGCCTAGCGATCCACGAAACGGCACTACTGACGACTACAACGCTAGTACAGGCAAACACGGCATCCCTAATGGCTTCGGCAGCTACGAACCTCGCTTCTCCTGCAATTGCAACATCCAAACGCAGGAGGATGCGTACAAGCTGATCAACGATATGTGCAGCGTGTTTCGCGTGATGCCCTTCTGGGGACTCGGCTCGCTGACCGTCGCCCAAGACAAACCAGTAGATCCGGCCTACCTGTTTACGCTGGCGAACGTCACCGAGGAAGGTTTCAGTTACAGCAACAGCAGCCTTAAGACGCGCCCCAATGTCGCTGTAATTAGTTACCTAGATCTGGAACTACGCGACACCGTATTTGAAGTAGTAGAAGAT